GTAGGGTCTGGCAACGTTCCGCCGAATGCGCCAGATGCCCAGAAGGCAAGCCAAAGCATGACGCCCGTCACCAGGAACAAGCTCAGCATCATTTTGTCGTCGTTGTTCATGCCAAATCAATCCCAGCCCGTATAATGTCCGGCGAATATGGCACTCTCCCATTCTCATGCCGGATGATGGCCGTTACCAACTTTTCGAGCGTATCCCGGTTGCTGACATTGATGATCTCGTCGGGCTTTACGCCAACCTCTTGAGAGACGGCCATGATGTAGCTTTGCGTGTCGTTCTCAGTTGGAGGGGCGAAGCGTTTGACGATCCCGGAAATAGTCTTGAGGTTATGCTGACGGTAATAAGTCAGCAGCACGGTAGCCAATGCGCGGATGCCGTATTGCGGCGTCTGGAATGAGACAAACCGCGCATCGGTCTGCTGTTCGCACATTCCTTTCCATTTCGTTCCGTTGCGCTCAAGGTTGCCTGGATTACAATTTGATTCGCCTCGTGTTTTATCAATCATGTCGCATCCCATTCTTTCTACGCTCGATACCAAGAGCTTCTTCCATACGGTCGAAGCGTTCGTTGAAAAATAGCTTCAGGTTTTCTAGCACGTCTCTAATATCGGTTTTGGAGTGGTATTCATGCGCCAACTTTAGCTCCAGCGCGATTAAGCGCGACGAATCGTCCTCATGTTTCTGGTACAAATCTCTGATCTGTTCGGCCTGTGCAGCGTCCTTCTGGCGTAGCAGGAAAAACAATACCGTAAAAACCCCGCCCGCTATGAATAAAATAACTTCCGTGCTCATCTGGTTTTGCTCCGAGAAACCCCGTCCTTTATGGTGGGTAACAGTTTTTAGCATGGCCCGGTGGTGCAAGTCAGGGCGGAGTGATTGTCGGTGGCGTGACTGTCGATGGTGTGACTGTCGGCCGTATGACTGTCGGTGTTGTGGCTGTCGGTAATAGTTGATGTCACGTTCGCGGCTGGCGCTTGTATCTGCCCGGCAATCCCGACGAATGCGCTGTTTGTCGATACGGCCACGTCCCGGCTGTTGTTGCTTTGCGTCACCGCAATCTGCTGATTTGCATGGATGCCGTAGCCCTGAATTAAAGACGGCACAAGGATTCCCACCCAATCCCTGATTTGTTCCGAAACCGAACGCGGGGCGGCTATCTGTTGCTGGTACTGCCCGCCGCTAGGGATCATCAGCGCCATGACGGCAGCCACTTTTGCAGCGTCCCCACCAGTAGCGCCAAGCTCCTTGATGGCGTTCGCCTTGGCAATTTCGGCATCAGATTGCGACTTGTGTATTTGTGCCTGCATCGCAGCATACCGGCTGTAATCGGATGATGTCGCGCAACCTGCGAGCATCAGAATTGCGGTAATCAAGATCATGATTTTCATGGATATCTCCTTAATGGATTATAGGCCAGCCTGAATGCCAGTCGTAAGTGATGATGCCCTGCACTGTTGTCATAGCGCCGACAGCATCGCAGTGTTTTCCACGGATACCGTCAATGGTCGCCTCCAACTGCAGGAATTGCGCCGAATTAGTCATCACTCGATTCGCCATGTCCGAGATTGTGATACCGCGCACCTGTGCGGTAGCATTGAGCAACGGGGCCTGGTTAATATCGCTTGTTGCTATATAGGCACGCGCCTCAATCAGTTTCAGACTCCAGCTTGAGAGTTCCGCCGAGCTGTAGCCACGGATTACTGCATTGCGTAATCCAGCGGCATATGCGTCGATTTCTGACTTCCTTTTTTCGATTGCCACGGCGAGAGTATCTTGCCCGATGGTGTCAGGTGGCAGTGGCGTATTCCCTGCGGTGAGCCAGTTCTGGTATCCATGCCATGCGGCAGATGATTGATCCGGGAGAACGATTGTTCTGGTTTCAAAATCGAATACGCCGCCGGATTGGAGTATTTGATATTTAGTCATCATTTGAACTCCACTACCCACCAGCGCAACCCATTTGAGGCATTAACAGTATTCACGCTTTCTATGTGCAAGTTTGTTGTGCTCGACATATAGCCCCATGCCTGACTTGATGCCCCCTGGACAAAGACAAAACATTTGCTGATGTTTACAGCCGATATGGTTACGTCCTTCGTGTAGCCTAGGCCGCCTGCTGTAGTAACTGTGGTTGCGCCTGTCTGGATTGAATTTATTACGCTCGTCTGGATAATCCCATCAAGGTTCGCAGCCCTCGTAGACGTATAATCGGCATTGCTCACCGCCGTTGATGCCAGGGCGACATTGCCTGTCAAATAATCCAGCTTCGCCGCCCGCGCCGCCGTCCAGTAGTTAGTAAACCATCCGATGATGGTGGCGAGCTTGCCGGGTACGCCTAGTAAAAAGTCAATCATGTTCTAGCCTCATAAAATCCATCACGACCATGTCGTTGCTGTTACGTTGCCGTTGCTGTCATAGGTTATTGTTTTTGTGCCAATAGTGGCCCACGTGCTGCCGGAATCCGCTGAGTAACTGTAAATCGCTTGAGTGACACTCCCGGCTTCGCCTCCCGTTGTACCCCACGTCAGCGCGGCTTTGATCTGCTCCGTGCCTTTTGTGTAGGTGAGCAGTGCAGGCTGGGAGGCCGTTCCGCCGGATACGGCAAGATTGAATCCATAAAACCCCCCGCCCATGATGCAAGCATCGCGCACCGCCTTGAGGTTGTTGCGCTCGGATTGCCCCATCTGCGTGAGCGTCTGGGCTGTCGCGTCTGGGGTGGTGGGATCAAATAAAACGTATGCCATTTAAACTCCCTGGAAGTCGTACCTGAACGGGCTTGCTATTTTTGCCCCGGTTTGGTCGAAAACATAAACGTCAAAAGTTGTTGCTCCCGCGCTCCCGCCGATGATGATGTTATCGTAGGTGGCCGATCTTGCCGTTGTGCCTTGTGGGGTTATAGTAATCTTTTTCGCCGCCACGTATTGATTCGCCAGCGTGATCGTTACCGGGCCGGATGCGCTGCTGGTGCCGGTTCCGACTTCTTCTCGCGGGACGGCATCTACTCGGATATTCTGAGTGGGCATCGTGACTTTTAGGGTGCTGGTGGTTAGAGATTCATGCTTCATCCGGGCGAATCTAGCATTGAGTTTCTGGCTTAGCCCGGCGGGATAATTCCATGTCGAGTTATCGCTCGAATTGCCAAGATAGCTGATATGCGATCCAGAAATATCGGCAACCGTCGCCGTCCCCGTCCACTGTCCGCCGAGCACCAGGCCGAAGTCCTCCACCTCGCCAAGCCATGTGCTTGTCACGTTGTTGTGGTAAGTAGCTGCAATGTTGCCGTAGGTGCTTGCCGTGTTCGGAAACTTGGTCGATGCCAGCACGCCATCTTCCGTTACTGCGTAACTATTCCGGTCTGTCGGATTGATCGTATAGCTCGCCATGTTGGTTAATGTCGGATTGGTCTGATCGTAACTGGCAACCAGGAAAGCTGCGGCGTCGCTGGTGACGGTGACGTTTGCGGTAGCGGCGGTGGCGCTATATTGCCCCACCGAATCCAGCGCCTTGACGTGGATCGTCCACGTGCCAACAGGTATCTGATCTGACGTAAGGCGCAAGGCGTCAACGCGATCAATAAGCAACGTTGACGCCCATGCAACGCCGATTGCCCCATATCGCACCTCATAGCGCCAGATGTCTATATCTACAGCAGGGAGCCACGAGACATAGACGCGCCCGCCAGCCTCAAAGGCGGCAACGCTCGGCACGTTGCCGGGGATGAGGTATTTACCCAGCGGGGTGATGTTGGCCTGCGCCCATGCGCCCACCGAGCCGATAGTGGTTATTGCGGCAACCTTGACAACGTATTCAACGCCCTCCTTAACTGCTGCGGTGCGGTAGATTGGCGATAACGTGCTGGCAGTGTCGATCAGCGCACCGGCCTGGTAGACTTCAATGCGGTAACTCTCCAGATAGGGATAGGTTACGGCATCCCAGGTTGTTTTGATGCGCGAGGAATAGGTGCCATTTTCGAGCTGATAGACTTCCTCCGTGGACACTATCCCGGTAATGGCGGGTGGCGCTGCCGGATCGGGCAGAGTGGTATCGGCATAAGTAGGGTTTGACGATACGACATCAGAATAAGCGGCGGGATCGTATTCAAGCGCGGATATTTGCCAGCGCCCGGCGTCTGCAATCTTTGCGGACATGACGCGCATGAGTTTTGCAGACAGCCCGATGGGGTGAGTGATGTCAACAATGTCGCCTACTTGCAATTTCAGCGCTTCGTCGAATGCCATGAAATCTGCTGACAAGTCTGACAAGGTGAGCTTGTTCAGGCGCTCGATTGACTCGCGCATGGCCTGGCTATATCGCGTAATTCCTGGCAGGCTTACCTGCGAATCGCGGCGTGGCGTGGTTCCGGCGTCTACCCCTGATGCCTTTGCAAAAGCCGATTTCTCTGCCCACGGCAAAACGCTGGTGTCGGTATAGCGCAGGTCGATAACTGTTGGGATTTGCTGCAATCCTCGCTTCTTGAGTTTAAGCGAGTTGGCGACGATGTTGGAAGCGGTAAAACTGAAAACAGACGTGCCTGGCTTATCGGGAATCAGGCGATAATTCGAGCCTTCCTGACTAATAAAACACCCGGCATAAGTGCGCAACGCTTCGATCCATTGCGTGCATGGGTTTGTTTGATCCAGTACCAGTCCGATAATGCGGCGCTTCTCAGCGCCGCACAATTCATCGCAGAAGTTCGCGGTAGCTATCAGGCTGGCAGAATCTACCGTTTTGCCCATACCGTATACCGTCGAGGTGAGGAAATCGGCAAGCGCCAGCGCGGGGTTGTCTGAGTAGGGCGTCAGCCCGGTGCGCGGATCATAGAGTTTCCGGCCCTGGATGATGGCCTTGAAAGTCGGGAATCCGCTGGTAGCACCCGCCTTAATCCTGGCCACGGTGTAGGCGATACCGGGGAGCGCGTCGGCATAGGTGATGCCGTGCGAAGCATAGGCGGCAATCAGCGTTGCATCCGCTGTCTGCACTGCCGTGCCGTTGTAGTTGGTTATCGTGATTCCAGCCGGGAGCGCGTTATCGCTCTCGGTGATGGTCTCGATGGTGTTTATCTCGCCCTCGCCCCAGATCAGCACCATAATCAGGTCATTCTGGTACGTCAACCAGTCGGCCACTAGCGCGCCAGTATAGACGCGGCCATAGATGATCGGCAGCGGCGCATTCTCGGCGGCGCATTGTGCCTGCGTGTCCGATGCGGTGCTGGCGACTGCGTTGAGCGTGGAGAGCGCGGCAACCGGGCTTGATGACGATGTTGTCCACGACACTCCGGGAAGGTACGGCTGGCCGTTTGGCGGCGGCGTGTAGCTCATACCTCCTCCATTGTGACGGTAGCGGTGTAGTAACCACCCGGCTCAAATTTGTATGTCGGCCTGGCTGAAAAAACGCAAGTCCTGGTCGCGCCATCTGCCGCGCTGGTGTAACTAAACGGCAGCAGGCGGTTTGCTGAGTAGAACGCATCCAGCGTTCCCTTGCCGGACAAGTCCAGGCATGGGTGCGAAATCTTGAAGCTAGACTTGTCGTTGGCGTAGCTGCGCACCCGTGCGGTTCCATCCTCGGCGCGGTCGATCATCAACTTCGTGGCGTTCTGCGGATCGGATCCGAAGCTGGTCGGGAGTGTCGGGTATGCCGCCATTTAAACGCGCTCCAGAATGTACGTTTGCCCGCCCCATGTGTCTCTGCTGCCTGCCGGGCGCAGATGGTTTAATCCGATCCCCGGCCCGATGAAGCGGCGCGGCGCATAGAGCGCGGTTGTCTTCGAGGAAACAAGCGTGATGCGTACAGCATCCGGGCCGATGTCTGCTTCGTCGGACACCCCGTCAAATACCGCAACCGGGTCGAGCGCGCCAGGATTGTCGCCGTAGAACTTCCATATTTTTACCGGGCGATCCGCTACGCCCTCGTTGAGCACCAGTGCGGAATAGGCCAGATCGGTGTTGATGATGTCGAGCGAGCCAGTCTGCGTACCTTTCCCATCCCAGCTCAATCCGCTGACTTTGCCCAGCCTGCCGCCCGTCCAGGTATATCCACTCCAGGATTGATCCCCGCGAGTGGATAGGCGAAGGACGGTGGAAAATGAGATTTCAACCAGGTATGCAGGCGTCGTAACCGTTGATGCAGTTGCGGTTGCGGTGGCTGTGGTTAGGGTTCTCATGCCACAGACACCTCTGCATTTTGCAATGCATTGAAGATTGTCACGCGGGCCGGTGGCATCGGCTTGTCGGCAGCGGATTTCAGGGCAGCAGCGGCTGCGTTCAGTTGCGCGGCGGCTTCGTCCATTTTCGCCGTCAGTTTCGCGGCGAGGTCGTTGTGCTCCTTGGTGATGGCGTCCTGTGACGCATTTAGGCGCTTGGTTGTGAGGTCGTCTACTTTGGTTAAATAGGCGACAAAATCTCCTGCCGCGCCTTTCTTCTGGTTGGCGTCGAGCAGGCCATAAGCCGAATTCACGTCGGCGTTGATCTTGTTGGCGAGGTTCTGGATTTGCGCCGGGTCGGTAGCCTTCGCCAGTTGCTTGTAAAGCGTGTCGGCCTGAGAACGAAGGTAATCGTATTTGGCCGGGTTATCCATTACCGACATTTTTATGGACTCGATGCTGTCGGTATACATGCTATGTGTGGCTGACAGCGCGGACTGTATCTGCTGGATCATCTGCAGCTCAAGCTGATACTGTCCCTGAGTGGCGGCGGCCAGATTTTTCGTGGCGGCGGCGCTGCCATCGTAAGTCGAGATCATCGCCATCAGCGCATTGTTGTTGCGATGTAGTGCGTCTGTCGCGCTCGCCGAGCTCAGCGCGATCTGGTTCATCGCATCTTTCAACGGGTCTGCATTGATGTATGCCTTGATGGTGCTTACATCAGTGATCTGCGCCATTGCCGCGTCCATCATTTCGGTGGATGCGGTCTTGATGTCGCCAAGGCCGTTGACGATGGCTTTAAATATGGGGTCAACATCAGCCGCCGATATGGCGGCCATTGTCATCCGCTTGCCTTCAGTGGCAAGCTGCGCACTACCTTGCCCACGGCCAGTGTCGTAAGTGCTGTTGTAAACCAGATTACCGCGTGAGTCGGTCATCCGAGCGCCTACATTGTCAGGTGCTGTTCCGTGCGGGTCGGTGTTGTAATACAAGCCAACCTGCATCCCAGATGAGCTTGCCCCGAGCGCTTTTAAGGTGGACGTAATGGTCGCTGCGGCCTGATCGGATATTTGCTTTACATCGGCGCTCTTGTACGCCATCGAGATGCTCGATCCGGGCTGGTTGTTGAGGTCGCTTAGAACGCCGTTATCGCCTATGCCGGTAGCCCATTCTCCGTTTGTTTTCGGGCCTCCACCTTTCCCGCTAAACATGCTGCCGAGCGCGACCGCGCCAAGCGCCGCCCATCCCCAGACTGGCACGGCGGCAAGCGCCGATGTAAGTCCGCCTACGGCACTTGCGGCTCCGCCAAGAGCGTCTGCCGTGGCGGTAGCGCCAGCCATCCCGAACGCGCCCGTCTGAGACGCAAGCATAGCACCCTGCGTTACCCCGCTGCCGATCCCCATCGATCCAAGCGCATAGTCTCCCATCACGGACATGCCGCCGTTGAACATGCTGTATGCCGAGCCGGCATTGCTTGCCATGTTCAGCAGTCCGCCGCCTCCTGGGCCTGCGATTGCGCCAGCCATGCCGCCGCCAGTCAGCGATCCGTAAATTTGGAACGCAATCGGCTTTAGTGTGGCCTCATAGATAGCGCTCAACAATGCTTTTTTAAGCGTGTCGCCGATTTTCTGCGCGGCGTTTTTTCCTTGCGTGGCCCAATCGGTGAAAACTCCGCGAGCCAACTTGTCTGTTTCATCCCACCCTTTCTGCCATTCTTTGGCCGAAGCGTCAGCGGCATCGGCGGCGGATTGTCTCCACTGGTTAGACTCCAATATGCTGCGGCGCTCTTTGAGCAAGGTGATAGTCTTGTTGAGATCGATTATTTCCTGCGCGCTCGCATCGCTTTCTTCTGCCTTTCGCAATGTTTGTTCGGCAGTGGCAATCGCGTCATCCTGGCGCGAGAGGATGAGCGCATCGAGCGCTTCCTTGGATAGTCCGATCTCCTCGCCGTGCGCTTTCAGCTTGTCGATTTCCTTGTCCAGGTTGTCGTTGGCTTTCTGGCGCGCGGCGTCTTCTGCCTCCATTTCCTTTTGATAGGCCTCGCCTGCGGCCTGCGCCGCTTTCTGCGCCGTGGCCTGCTTATCGAGCGCGAGGGCCGATTCAAGCATGGATGAGACTCGGATTTTTTCTGATTCTGTTAGTTTGATCGTGCCGTTCTGGATACCTACCATCGTATCCAGCGCGAGCTTTTGTGCGCGCGTCAACTTGTCTTGCGAATCGGATCCGGCCATCAGTTCGGCGTTTAGCTTGGCAACAGATCCGTAAACGGAATCGAAGGAATCCTTCGCGGCCTTCGCGCTGCTTTTTGTTTTGTCGGCATAGCGGCTTTGGATTTCGGTAATGGCGCTCAGGATTTCCGCCTGCGATTTTCCGCCTTGCGTTCCCTCGATCTCGGCCTGCGTGATCTCGCGCCACATCCGTGCAGTCTTGTCCAGGTGCTTCTCGCGTTCCTGGTCGAATGCGATGGCTGCTTGTTGCTGCTTGTTATACTCGGCCTTGGCGGTCGCGGCGGCGGATTCAGCAGCCGCGTTTGCTTTCAGTTTGTCGACGTATTTCTGCTGGGCGTCGATATCCGCCTGGGTGGGCGAAAAGAATCTGCCAAGGTTTCCCTGCTGGAATTCGCCGAAGGACTGCTTCATTTTCTCCAGCTTGGCCTGGGCTTCATCGAGCGTGGTGGGCCGCCCGATATTCATCATCGCGTCCCAGGCCGACTTCGCGGCGTCCTTGACGCTGAGCCACGCGCGTTGAAGTGTACCAAGATGTGCGCGCAATTCGTCCGCTTTCTGCGCCACGTCGCTGGCGTAGGCAGATTGCGCGAGCGCTGCGGCGGCTGCTTTGTTGCCCTGATCTTCGAGCGCTTTGATTTGCAGGTAGATGGATTCGGTTAAAAAGTGAGTCGCATCGTTGAGTTTGAGCGATGCTTCGACAGGCGACTTGCCGAGTTCGTTGAATTGCTTGACGGTTTCTTCTGCTGCCGGGCCGCCGACTCTCTCCAAGTCTATCGCGGCTTGCGCGGCCAACTGCAATCCGTCTGCCGCGACTTTACCGCCGGAGGCTAATTCCGCCAGCACCTCGGCGGCGAAATGCTGCGTAGCGCCGGTGGCGGCGGCGACGTTGCCGGCCATTACCTGCAATCCGGCGGCAGTTTCCCCAGCCGCATTGCCGGTTAGGATAAGTGCGCGCGCGTATGCATCACTTTCTCCGGCGCCCATCTTGATAGCAACACCGAACGCAGCGACAGCGGCAACGGCAGCGGTTATGGCCCCGCCAAGCCCGAAGATAGACGCAATTGTAAAATTGGTGCGTTCAGCCAGCACCATCAGGCTGCCGGGGATGCGCGAGAAATTGCCGGACATTACTTCATGCCCAAGCACCATCAGCTCGCGTCTGGCCTGAACCGTGGCGAATGCGCCTTTGTCGGCTGCTGCCGCCATTGCGCCGAAGCCATTTCCGGCGTCTTCGCCAACCTTTACAAGTTGCCCGCCTACTTCTTTATATCCGTTGGCAAGCATGTATGCTTTATCCCTGGCGGCGTCCATCGAAGCCGTTACAGCGGACATTGCTTGATTCTGCGCCAGTACCTTGTCCCTCCAATCGTCGCCAATTGTTGCGGCGCGTTTTACCTGATCGTTGAACGCGCGCATGGATTCCGACATCTTGCCGGTGGACTGCTGCGACACCGATGCCATCTGGCCGAGTTGGTCGCCAAACTTTCCCGCCGTATCTGCGGCGCGAGACATATTCTCATTGAAAGCCGAGATATCGGCAGATACCTGTACGTTTAGGTTTTCAATGGTCATTGGTTAATTCTCTAATTCGCGTGATGAGTGCTTCTTTGATTGCATCCGTTGCTTCTTTACCGTGTGCGTCAACGGCTGGGCGCATGTATGGGTGCGCCGGAACCTCTGGTGCGCCGATGCGTTTCAGCTCTACTCGTTGATTCTTGCTTGATCGGCGTCCGCCCTTTATGGGCTGGCCTTTTGTGCGGATCAAGTGGCCGAACTCTACCCATTGGCCATAATATCCGTCCGGGCCGCCAAACTTGCCTTTGCGAACTGTGACGTAATATGTTTGGACGAATGGGCCGCTTTTTTCCTCGATCCGCTTGACGATGATGGCGTCCGAAAGCGTGCCGGTAACGTTATGCACGTTGGCCTTTGCCGCCTCCTGGATGATTGATGCGCCAGTATAGGCCGCACGGCGCAAACCGGCCTCCGCGAGTTGTTTTGGTAATGTCTGAAACATCGCCTTTAGCTCACTGAGTCCAGTTACAACCACATCGGCCATTATTCCCCCGGCGCAACGCCAAATAACGCCGCCAGCATCAAGGCTGACTGCGCTTCTGGATCGTCTTCCAAAATCGGTTTGTTGGTACTTTCAGCTCGTTCGGAAAACATGACGAAGTCGCTTGGCTTCGCCATTGTAGCATCATCTTTCAGCGTCTTTCCTGCGTAGTTGATGACCGTCGAGGCGATCACGCCAGCCTGTAAATCCCCTCGCACATAACCAAACGGTTCGATTGCGTAAAACTCGCGCCATTCGGCTATCTCTCGGCAAGTGACGTTGGCAAGCCCCCATTCGACAGACGGCCAGCCTAACGCCAATGCGAGGCGAAAGTGGAACCGCCTCTCATGGTCATCAACTAAGCGTTTCCCAGCTCTTCCTTGCTCTTTTTAGTCCAGCCATTAAGCTCGTTAATAGCTTCCATCACGCGCTTTAACGCCGCCTCGGATTTTCCCTCGAGTGCCGCGATATCGTCTTGCGTAAAGATAGGATTCCCGTTTTCGTCAACGATGGACTTAACCATCAAGCGATAGCCGAAGGTTTCGTCCGAGCCGGACTTTGGAGCTGTGTTGCGGACATCGCGGAGGACTGCAGGGGTGACTGCCATGATGCGAACTTCGCCGCACCATTCAGGCACTTCGACGGTTTGCGATTCACGGTCATTGGAGGTGATGATCTGATCTTTAGTGAGAAGAGCCATTGTTAATTCCTTGTGTTTTGGCTAAAAAGGCCGCCCGAGAGCGGCATTTATCCATCATTAAGCGCGGGTGACTGCGCCAGTGATCACCAGAGTCACGGCATTCTTAACCACGCCATCGACTGCGCCTGCGTCGGACACTTTCGAGCAGTACGCAGCGAATGTTGCGGTGTTGGCGTTCGGCAAAGTCAGCTTGTATTGCTTGAGGCTTTGCGCGGTTCTGGACGCGCGAAGCGCCAACTGTCCAGCATCGCTGTTGTCCTGATCCATATTAAAGCTGAAATTACCGTTGTCCTGCAAGCCCATGCGCTTTTCTTTGGCGGTGCTCACCAGGTTTGTCACGTCGATCACGGCGGCGGAACCATCGAAGGCGGTGAAATCGCGGATATTTGCGATTGGCGTCCAGGTAACAGGCGTGGCAGTACCGCCAGACGCCCAAGCGGAACCGCCGGTGGTGTCAACGTCAACTGCGTATGTGTTTGTCGTGACGTTTCTAACTACAAGCG